CCCCGTAAACCTTCCAGTCGGTAGATGGTGCAGGTTCTTTTTGAATGTAGAAGTTTTGGAGGTTCATTTGCCCACCTTCAGGCTGTTCGCTTGCACACCCTTGAACGGCATCGTCAGGAACGCAAGCACACTAGACACCGCAGCGGAGACACCAGCCGCTACCGCCTTGCTTCCGTACAGTGCAAGCACTTTATCGTCAGTCATTTACATTCACCTTTGGCTATCGTTTTCCATCTCATTCTATGCCAAACGAATGCCCATGAAAACAATCCAGCAAGTCCTACATTTAACACTATCTCAGAAACAGATGGGGTTGATAACGACAAGAGGTTCATCAATGCACCAGCGGCAATCATAGCAAGAGACAGTTTTACAAACAACCGTAAGTGTAAAGCCATACTTGACAGAGGGCTGTGGTCTGCTTGAAGCATGGCAATAAAACCAGTTATTGATACTGCAATTATGCCTGACGCTATGGCATTAACCAGCGTTGCCATTCTTCTTTACCTCTGTTGTTGTTTTTGTTATTTGCAACTTCTCAGTAATGAACTCAACACCACGTAAACCAAGCGTCCCCATCAAAAAACTCAAACCAAGCATATACTTAGGGTCATTGATTTTTAGTAGGTCAGCAATTATCGGAGTCAGATATGTTGCGCTTGCTGTACCAGACAGAACAGCAATTACTAGACCACCGATGTTCTTGTGACTTTGCCGTGATACCCCAACAAGACTGCCAAAAAAGCCAGCAACAATCTGTTGTATCTCGTCTGAGCTCAGACCTCTATCAAATGACATCTTCTGTCTCCCGTGTCGCTTTATTACGGCTGAGCACCGTTCCGACAGTTGTTATTTTCATCTCTTCTTCAAGTTGCTGGATAGCCGCCTGTTTGGCACTCTGAAGTTGAAACGTTGGTACGTCTTTATCTTGACGTATAAAGAAGGCGATACAGGCACTAACTGCTGCTGGTACACCACCTTGAAGTCCTTCAATACAAGAGACAGTAAATGCCTTCATGACTAAGCCGAAAGATGCAGTGTCTGGAATGTGTTGTGTCTTCCAACTAGAGTCGAACTCAGGTCCGAAGCCAACCATAAAAGCACCTAGGGCTATCAAGAATAAACGTCCGTAAGCGATGTTCATAGGGCATCTACTCCAGTATCAGAAACAACGTCAGCATCAGCGATAAGCAATAAAGCATCTGAACGACCGTAGTCCACAGACTTGATATTAAACACTCTTTGCCTCATCGTCCCACTTACAACTTTAACTCTGTCCTTGGGCATCAGGGAGGTTCCTGTGGGCATATAAATCTGCCAGTTGCTTCTAGCCTGTAGTACTCCACCTTCAAGGGATTCTTTACCGTCAGTAAAAACTATTCTTGCTTTAACTGCCTTGACGAGTCGCCAATCAGATGTGATTCCACCCATGCCGTCAGACTGCGGTAAGTCACGAAGTACTTGTACCTCCGTACTGCATGCACGGCGTACCATCTCAGCACGGATTGGTGATAGAGCATCTTGGTTAAACATAGACAAGATAAATGTACACAAAGTCTGAACACATATCTATGGAATCTGCGTTGACAGTAGTCTGCATAGGGTGTAGTATCTCTACGGTGTGTTTCGCATGGAAAAAAAAGACCTACCGGAAGGTAGGTCTTTTTTAGTAGATGTTGTATGGACGGTATCTTTCAGCCGTCTTTAAACAGTTTTCGTACAACTGATTCATCTTGATGTCAACAGACTCATCTTTAGAATCAGCAAACTCGGTACAGCGTTGGGCTTTTAGTAGCCATCCACGCCAAGCGGCTCGCTTGACATCGTAACGTTCAGTCCAAGCCGAACCATAGTCAGCCCATTCAATTGTTCCATCTGTTTGCAACTTCCCTTTATACGGATTTGTTGTCCATGATGGTTCTGTCGCACCAGATATCCCTGCTAGAACACAGATAAATATTCTCCCTGAACGAGTAGCAGGAAACACTATGTCATCAATGTCGTATGCTGTACTTTGTTCCCAAAGGTAGCCACGTTGGCTTTCATCAACTAGAGTCAACAAATCATCTGACGACAAAACAGGTTGCCTTTCAGCACTGCACATACGTGCTAGGTCTAAAGCGATTTGTTCTCTTGTTTTCATATGTTAGAGACCAAGTGGGCAGGTGGGATTTTCCCACCTGCCCACTTATGGATTACAGAATAATTTCTGTTCCGGTTACGCCACGGGTTGCAGCCGTAAAAGGTGCTTCCTTCTGGCGGGACAAATCACCCCAAGCAGCAGCGAGAGTTGCAGCAGCACCAGCCGTGAGAGCCAGTTTGATGTAACGCTTGCGCTTGCGGGTGTCAAGTTGGAATGCCCAAATCTTGCCGTTATCGGTTGTAGCCGTAACGGTAAGAGTCGTGGTACCAGCAACATCAGCGTAGGTGCTGTTGTCATCGGACTCAGTCAACTTAAAGTTACCAGAGGTGATGTTTGCCCCAACGCTACCAAAGTAGACGTAGACGGTAGCCCAGTCTGCCTTAACGCCAGACTGAACAGTGTCAAGAGCAGTCGTTGTGAATGCAGCACCGTTTGCGGAAACGGGTGCAAGCATCGTCATGATTTTGCTATCTTGCGAACTAACCATAGTTTTATCCTCAGCCTAGGGGACTAACCCCTAGGCTAATTTCAAAGTGATTACGAAGCAGCCGTAATCAGACCAACGATAGGACCCGGCTGGCGAAGAGCCGCAGTTGACGAAGCGTTTCCAACGTCATGGACGTTGATATCGTAACGCTGTGTACCACGGAGGGTCAACTCATCGGTCGTGAAGGCAGCATGCTCGGAAAGAGCAAGCGTAACGTCACGGCGGTCACCAAGCATAGAGCCAAGGCGAAGGTCGCCAAGGAGACAACATACCTGTGAGTTAGCCTCATCCTTAGGCATAACCTGTGCAAACTCCACTGGGTAACCCATGAAGTATTGGCGTGGGATGCCGTTGATGATTTCGGTCGAAGTAACACCACCAGTTGCTTCAGCCAACTTACACATGACCTCATGGTAGAAGGAGCGGTGAACAATCCACCGTGCACCAGCACCGTCAGCGTACTGTGGAAGACGACCGATAACCTTGCGGAAGTCGGACAGAATCAACTCAGAATACTGGTTTCCTGTTCCAACTACGAGACCAGCGATGTTGGCGATGGTTCCGTCAAGACCCTTGATTTTCTCACGGATACCAACGATACCACCGTATGTGGAAGTACCATCACCGTTGAAGCCAGCGTTGTCTTCAGCGTTTGCAAATGCATATGCGATTTCGTCGGAAACCGTGTTTGCAATTTCAATCGTGGAGTCTTCGTTGAGTTCAGCAGTCAACTTAGCAATAACGCCAAGTTTCTTGGTTACCAAGCGAACACGGTCCCAGTTGAGTTCGGACTCGTTGATGGTTGCGCCTTCTCCAACGTAGAACGCTGTCAAGCCACCCTTACGGCGTGGGCGGGACTGCGTGTCAGAGGTCATAGGAACAACACGGGTCAGACGGCGGAACACACCATACTGCTCACGGAGGTCGATGAGGTCGTTGAGGAACTCTTCAGGAACAAGGAATCCACCGACTTCGTTCTCGAACTCGTTGTGACCCTTGATTTCAATTCCACGCTCACGGCACCATGTTGCTGCCTTAGCATTTCCAGCAGGTCCACCAAGGAACCATTGTCCAAAGCGGTAAGCCTTGAGTGCGCGCTCCTGTTGCGTAGTACCAGCAAAGTTGGTAACACGGTTTCCAGCAGGGAGGCGGAGTGCCTTCATTGCATCAACTTCAGCACGGTCAGCAGCAGACTTTACTGCTGGTTCTGGCTTAGGTGCTTCGTATGGAAGTGCATTTGTCTCGGAGATGGAGCGCAGGGATTTGATACGGAGGGAAATGCCTTCATTCTCTTCAATCAAAGTTGCGGCATCTGCCGGGTCAAGGTTCATGTCTGCGAGAATAGCCTGAGCGGTAGCCTTGTTGGCTTCCATCTTGGACTCAAGCGAGTTGATACGGGAAATAATATCCATATCTATACCTTTCTAGTTTTGCATTCTCTGTGCGAGAAGTTTGCGGGTCAGTTCATCTCGCATGCGACGAGCTTGCTCATCATCATACGATTTGACATCTTCCTGAACTGGTTCTTCAGTCTCTTCTGTTGCTTCCACAACTTCAGTTTCTACTACTACCAATTCTTCAGCGGTTTCAGTAACAACTTCATCAGTCACTACTGGCTCAGCGTCTTCTGTTGTTTGTTCAACAACTTCTTCCACTGGTTGAACATCTGCTGACTTAAAGTCAACTTCGTCCACTTCGGCTTCTTCCACTGCATCGCACAGTGCCTTCCACCCATGAGAAGCAAGCATTTTTGCTTCCCGGCGAGAAAGACTGAGTACCTCACGCACCCGTCGCTCGAATTCCGTAACGCTAGTCGGCTTGGACTTAGCGAAAATACACTTTAGGTCAACCGCTTCCTTCATAGGACGCTTGCGGCTGTACATATAACTACGTAACATCGTACCGAAGGTATCAACATTGTTCATGAGGGTTGAATGGTATTCATCCATATCCTCTTCTTCAACTTCACCTTCATTGAGTGCTGTTAGCATCTCTTGGTAAGCCATCATCAAGTGAGAAAGGATGCTTGACAGACCTTGTGCGTCTACGCCTTCCATCTCTCGCTCTGAGTACATAGGAGGCATACCACCACCACCCATCATCTCGTCAGGCTCGCCACGGTATGGACGCTTCTTGCCGGGTCCACACATATCCATTGCATCTTCTTCTTCAATGAGTCCGTAACCCATGCCGTAACCCGCCATTTCATCGGCTGATGGACGGTTGGACATTACACGCTTTTTACGTGGGTACATCCAAGAATATGTATTTACTTCAGGCATTCGCATCTTAGGTTTCACCGCTGGCATAGGCATCATCTGAGGTTTAGGGTAACCACCGCCACATTTCATAGGATTTTCTATCTTCGTCAATGTACCTGCTCGATGAACAGTAAGCACATCCGACAACTCTTCATCACCATCGTTGTTAGTTGCAAAGACACGCACCTGATAAGCAGGTTGTGCTTCCGTACCCATCATTGGCTTTCCGGCTGGCTTAGGTGATACTTGACCATTCGTGGATACAGCAGTAATACGTCCTTGCGCCATGCCACCAGATGACTGCCAACGAACATTGTCGCCGACCTTCAAGTCACCGACTTCAGCCTTGAACTCATCAGTGCTTACAAGGCTTGCAAAGTTAGATAAAGACTTAGCAAAAGCAAGGTTACGTGGTTCAGCAGGACGTGGTGTAAGGCTTGCTTCAGCAAGAGGCCATACTGTCAATAGATTTGAGTCACCATCAAAAGACTTCTCACGAACAACAAGATGACCAGCCGCTCCACTTGAAAATCCTAAACGACCTTCAACTGCAAGCCGCTTAATCATTTCTCGATACTGGTCGGACATTTGAATCTGACCTTCGTACCAAAGTCCTGCTTCCTTGACAACTATTCGACCTGCGCCGACAGCCTTCTTACCAACGACCGGGTCCATACCGTGAGCATAGTAGAGATTCATCGGCATAGAATCACCTATCTTCAACGGTCGCCCAAAGTCACACTGAGGTGAAAAGACATCGCCTTCAAGGTCTTTGCCACCAAAGCGTATAAGGTAACCACGGACTTTACCGTCTGTGGTGGCTTTTACTTCATCGCCAAAGCGAATCACAATTTCGTTGTCGTAATCTACTGACATAGTTCTTTCATATCCTCTGCAAACGTCACGCTTGTTCAGAATTGTCTTCGTCTACAGTTAGTAATACATTTAGTGAATCACCTTTCAACCACTTTGCGTATCTCCCGTCACCAAGGACGGACTTCGCTTCGTAGGTTGGCAGTAATTCGAACGCTTCATCCGCTGATTTAATGGACTTCACTTCTTCTGCAACATCATTTAAATAAAACAACGGAACACACTTGCAACCACTTCCGTGAGTCGTAAACGAACTAGTTAAATTAATATCTGTTCCGTGTACAAACCAGCATTCTGCTTTTGTCGTCACGTCGCAAGGGGTAACCGTCACACATTTGACGTTCTTGTCCCTTATAGTCAAGCGGACTACATCAGTAAAGATGTTTTTTGCAGCTTCAGTAAACACAGAAATTATATTGGATACAAAGTCTTCATCTGCATCAGCAATAGCCGACATAATTAATTCATGTGGTTGACTAAATGAAATATTGTTTGCTAACCTAGCATTGTCAACTATAGTCTCTATTTCACATTCCATCTGATAGTCAAGTTCAGGTGTGAATAGTTGCTTCAGGAAGTCACTTGCTTCTTCGTCACTGATTAACTGCTTGCCATTAAGCACTTCAGAACTTTCATTTAGTTCTTCAATAATCAGAGTCGCAAGGGATGACTTCGTCTCATCAAACTTATCAAGCATCAGACTAGCGGTCGTGACAACTATGGTTTGCAGTCTACGCAAAAGTATTGCTGATGTCTGGGCATCAAGACCACTCATTTTGACCATAGTGCCGATGGCGTCAATAGATTCTCGTTGTTTTTTAAATTTATCTTTGAGTTGTTTGACTATGCGATTTACGCTCTGGTCGTACTCATCACTGAGGCTTCTCATAATGAGTAGTGCTTCGTCTACACGTTCCGTGCTCATTTACCTTCACGCTCTTTCATGATGCGGTCACGAATCTTTTTACTCCAAGATGCGCCAGCGTCACCGCCCCACAAGTCCCATGCAACCCGTCCCTTGCTCGGAAAGCCATCTTGACCACTATTGAATCCAGTAGCCTGTTTATCAACTTCGTGTCGTGAGAAGAATGAGTACATGCGAAGAACAGTGCTATCTGACAGACTCTCGCCATTCACTAACTGGTTAGCACGTGTCAAACCAATTATTGTCCCACCGGACTTGCCTTCTTTTTTCCACTGAAGTGCACGTCTGGCAGCGGATTGCATGCCAGACGTTGGCTTATAACCTTCAGCCTTTACTTCTTCTAGTTCAACTTCTGTTGCTTTTTGTTCTGGCTGGGGCGTTGGAGGTGTGGTTGGCGGCTCCGGCTGTACTGGTGGTTCTGTTGGTGTTTCGGGTGGTATTGCGCTTGCTTCGACGCCCACTCCAGTCTGAGAGTTGATGCCTTCATCTTCACTTCTTGCTACCTCTCCAATCATCTTTCTGGCTTCAGCCTTATCGATGATTCCAGCAGCATACAGTGTTGTTGCTCTTGATACACGAAGCGACTCATCCTCTTGGAGTGCTGGTACTTCAGTGTTGTCAAAAGCTACGATGTCATCTTCCTGCAAGTCGGTGTACTCAGGAATCATCGCCATCGTGATTTGAGAACATAGTTGTTCTTGCAGAGGAACCATTCCATCTTCCCATGCAGCACGACGTGCTTCAGCATAGTTAGAGTAAGTATTCCTCTCAAGTCCTGCACCAAGCCCCAGAACCATACAGTTCAATCCCAAGGCTGATGCAATTCTTTCTTCCGGTTTACGTCGTAGTTCGTCAAGACTTAATTCAGCCGGTGACATCGACATCCTGCTGATGGAGTAAGGAGCAGTAGATACTGCAATACCACCTGCATTGTCTCCGCAGAAATCTTCTTGTAAACGCTTTTTGAGGACTCGTGCATCCTCTTCCATGATTTCAACCATCATGTCACCAGAAGCTGGACCCACCATCAAGGACGGCATTGCGTTGTTCTTGAGAAGTGAATAACTGACAGTGGAACTCTGGTTGTCTGCAGCTACTTCTTTTAGCACGGATGCTATCGTTGAGCGACCAACACGGATATCCATCGGGTCACGTAAATACCGCCAATGAATGATGTCTTCAGATGCTATGTCGTATTGAACGCCATCCACCATGTAGATGTACTCTTTTACGATAAGTTCAGGCTCACCCTTTGGGGTAACCATGTCACACGGCAAGAACTGTAAGTAAACAACTTCACTACGGCGACCACCCTTACGAACTTTTCGTGCATAGGCGTTGCCTTGCAATTTCAAGTCCTGCGTAATCCATCCATAGAATGTGTTTGCTGGTACTCCCGGTGACGGATTCCTAAGAAGAGTCAGTAGTGGGTGTGTGTCGATAAGTTCAAACTTGTCAGATTTTGTATCTTGGACATTACGTTGAATTACCAACTTGCCTACATTTAGATTTCGGATATACCAATCAAGCCCGATAGCAATAATAGAGTTGAGACCAAGGTCACCAGCCTCTTTTGCCCAATCAAGTTTGCTCGATGGTAGTTTGGTTGTGATGATGCTTTCAAGCCCACCGTTACCTGCACGTGCAACGGCACGGGTACGGTTTCGCGGCTGTGGAGCCTCAGCACTTGGGCGTAGAGTGACTTTTACTTCATCTTTACCCGTTAGGGCTAACCAAGCGTCAGAGAACCTGCTTAACAAGCCCATCTATTGAATTCCTTCCGCATGAGTTCATCAGTCTTCACCGAATTGAATTTGATACGACGAGAAGCATCACGCATTTTAACTATAATGGATTTCGCATCATCATCTGTCAACTCTACACAGTAACCACGATTACAGAAAAAAGCAAAGCGGACAAAAGTGACTTCCTTGTCGTCCACTATGGCTCTTAGGTCATATCCAACTAAAGATTTATCACTAGACGTCATATTTTTGTTTTTATCATTAGTGTCAACAGTACAGTTATTTAGATTGTACAATGCCATCATGCTCTATCAGACGTACCGAAGAAATATGCGTGGTCAAGGCTTCCATAAAATGCTTTATCACAAAGCCGACATATGCCACTACATGTGCATGTGTATCAACTGTGGAAAGACTGTCACCATAACTGTCAACGGCTTTGATGAAGTCTACGATGACCCAAAGGTACTCAATGTACTCAAAGAAGTATGCCCTAAGACAAAAATTAAGGGTTGGACTCGTACACAACTAAAAGAAAAAGTAGAGTTGACAAAGTCCGTAGAATCAAGTAACATGTAGTTATGAACCCACGAGAAATGTCCGTCGCAATGTGGAAGGAAGTAATGTCTGACCTTTCACGCCTATCTGGTATCGAAATGGATGAAATGGATGCAAAGGAATATACAAATGCCTTACGTCCATTGCAGCAAGCAATTGTAAACCAAAAGCCTAGTGAACTGAAGCAACCTATGACCAACGAAAGTCCTGAGGTGTGGCGTTTACGGTATTGGATACGCAACCAGAAGTTTCGCCCTAACTACGAAGAAGTAGCGAACAAGGTGCTTGATGTACTTGGGATGCCACGTATCCACGGCGTACCGGGGCACATAATCGAAGCACAGAAGGTCTACAAGGCTGAACCAGTGCCTGTGTCGCATCAGTTAGGCGATAAGCAGTACGACCTTTTTAGTTGGACGAACGAACTCAAGCCAAGTGGCGATGAGAACCGTGACGAAATAATTGCAAAGATGTTGACAACCGTTGAAGGTATCTATGGTTCCGGTGAAGCAGTAAATGTTGCCAAGTCGATTAATGCTAACAACATGCTAATCAAAGCCGAAGAGACTGAAATGCTTGAAAACATTGTCAACAAGATACCGCAAGAAGAGCGTACAACTTGGATTAGACGTGCCGGTGGCATAGAAGGCAAGAAGCACTTTGTTGCTATTGGCGTTGCTAGGGAAGCGGTTTCCCTTTATACAAAGTCAAAGCGTACTGCTAATGCGGAGCGTGGAATGCAAGTCTGGCGGGAGCGTTGGAATAAGCCAACAATGGGAGGTTTATAATGTTTGAAAACGTAACACTTATCACATACGCATTAACAACCATCTCGGCAATCTTTGTCGGGATGGTTCTTGGCTATCAACTCAGATACATGGGTGAGCGTAAGTCAGATGACATCGTGCCAGCGGGTACTAAGGTTCGATTCAAGACTAAACTCGGTCATTGGTCGTACGGCATCGTGCTTGAAGATTTCGTTGAAGAGAAGAATCAGTTCATCGTTGTACGTGCTATTGAGTGGAAGATGAGCGAGACAAGTATGGAAGCCCATGAAGGTTACCGGGTCTTTCCTATCAAGTTGAAGGAAGGCGTGTATCTGCTTGGTACAGGCCCGTGGGTTGCAGACGATTACATTGATTAAAAGGCTGACAGTTGCTTCTGAGGAAGTTGACGTACATTTACTTAAACAGCACCCAAGGAACGTCAATCAAGGCGACTTGGGTGCTGTCATTTCGTCCATAGAAACAAATGGCTTCTACGGTCGCCTGATAGTCAACAAGAGGAACAACTACGTCCTTGCTGGAAATCACCGGCTGATGGCTGCTAAGGCTCTCAAAATGGACACAGTGCCTGTTGAGTGGGTAGATGTAGATGAAGACTCAGAAGTCAGAATCCTACTTGCTGACAACAGAACAACACGCCTTGGTCTGGACGACAACACGGCATTGACTGTACTGCTGGCTGAGTTGGCTAATACTGAAAAACAACTGGCCGGTACTGGATATGACTACGAAGACTTGAACAACTTCATCAGTGACATCGCAAATGAAGAACTCAAACTAACTACTGACTCATATGAAAAGTTAGTTCCAAGGCTTGCCAATCAAGGCGAAACGTGGGAGTTAGGCGATTCACTGTTAGTAGTTGGTCAGAACGAAGAAGACTGTGACAAGTTGATTGTGACTTGGGAAAAACAAACCAGAGGAAAGGCAGTTCTAAGAAATGGATGATGATGAACTAGTGCCGATTGATTTATCGGTTCCTGAATCAAGAGACTCTATCAAGGAAGAATTATCTGCTCCACTCTTTGATGAGTACCACGCACGACGTCAAGCAGTGATGAGTTCAAAACGACCTGACGGTAAAGCCTATGGCGGAACTCCTTTATCTATTGACGACACCAAGATGAAGGTTATCTTGGATGCAATCCTTGCCGGAGCATCACACTCTGTAGCGGCTCAAGTCGCTGGTGTGCCTGTCAGGAGGCTCAAGGACTGGATAGTACGTGGTGAGAGTGGTGACATGGATGTCCCTACAGAACTCGTCGAATTTGCACGTCGTGTACGCATGGCTGAAAGCCGTGGTGAGTTAGGACTTATTGTCCGTATACGTCGTGCTGCGGAAGAAAACTGGGGTGCCGCCGCTTGGCTACTAGAAAGACGACATAGCAAGCGTTGGGGCAAAAAAACTACTGTTGATGTGAGGCAAATGACAGATGAGCAAATTACAAGACTCCTTACGGCAGAAGCTGATGGAGGAAGCGATACGGCGGGGATTGAGGATTCCGGGGACGACGAGTGATATCTACAACCCTTATAGGGATGGTATTGAGAAAGGCTCGATGGAGTCTTTTCATGAGTATCTAAAACTTACACTCCCAAAGGGATGGACTGCTGACCCAGCGCATATCAAGTTAATTGCTGAACACCTTGATGCAGTTGACCGTGGACAGATTGACCGACTAGCAATCTCAATGCCCCCTAGACATGGCAAAACCGAAACTACTACAGTTCGTTACGGGGCATATGCGTTTGAAAAGAATCCTAGGGACAACGTCCTTGTAACTGCATATAACGAACGTATCGCACGTAGGTTTAGTCGTAAGGCAAGAGTAATCGTTGAATCACGTCGCCAACTCATGACCAGTAGTCGTGCTGCTGATGAATGGGGAATGCCTGAAGGCGGCACATTTATGAGTCGTGGTGTTGGTTCTCCACCTACCGGTGTAGGTTTCAAAAGAATCATCATTGATGACCCTATCAGACGACGTGAAGACGCTGAAAGCATCAACCTGCGTGAAAAGGCTTGGGACTGGTTTACTGACGATATCTACACTCGTCTTGAACCCGGTGGAGCCATGATTATCGTTGCTACACGTTGGCATCACGATGACATCACAAGCCGCGCCATTGAGTCCGAGCCAAACAAATGGGTTGTCCTAAAACTTCCGGCTATTGCGGAAGAGGCTGACCAACTAGGACGGCAACCGGGTGAGTCTCTGTGGCCTGAGCGTTATTCAGTTGAAGACTTGATGCGTATCAAAGCGGTCATGCTTCAAAACGAAGGAGAGTACGGCTGGCAAGCACTGTATCAGCAATCTCCAACACAACGTTCGGGTGCGATGATTCGTCAAGACCGTATCTCTACTTTCCAAGAACTGCCTCTGTCAGTTGGAAGATTCCGCAGAGTTATCAGGGCTTGGGACTTGGCATCGACACGTGGTGCAGGTGACTATACGGTTGGAGTTAAGGGTGCTCTCGATAACATCGGACGCTTCTGGATACTCGATGTAGTCATTGGTCAGTTCGATGTGGATGAGCGTGACAACATCATTTACAGGACTGCCGAGATGGATGGCAAAGATGTCACCATACGGCTGCCACAAGACCCAGCACAGGCAGGAAAGAGTCAGGCTAGATACTTACTCAGAATGCTTCACGGGTACCGTGTGAGCATCCAAAGTCCAACAGGTAATAAGACGTTAAGGGCTGAGCCATTTGCGGCACAGGTAAACAACTTCAACGTCAATATGATAGCCGCCGCATGGAATCAACCTATGCTCGATGAGTTCAGGCAATTTCCTATGGGGCGGCACGATGACATCGTTGATGCAACAGTAGACTGTTACGACGAATGTACGAAGAAGAGGACTATGTCTTTCGCCTAGTAGGCGTTATTGGCTAGATACTGTCGCAAAGCATCTGCGCATGATTCTGCACCAATTACGGTGTCACGATTTGTGCGCAGGTTTGTGATTGTGACACTTTGACCTTTTTGATTCCAAGCCAGTCGTGCCTTCGCTGCGTAACCGTAAATGCCCCTGTCATCCAAATGACCCAACAGATTCATCTCTGTTATGTTTCCGATTTTCATTCAATCTCCAAAAGTTGTCGTTCACCTGAAGATGCGACATTTTCTTTTGGTGCATCAGCGGCTTGTTCCATCATATATTTTGCCATTGCGTCAATCTTGGCAATTGTGTTTGCATGTGCCTGAATACGCTTGTTTTCGTGCTTCTTTGGAGTACTTACACCACTTAGCCATTTGTTGAGCACAGCAAGCCTCCACGAGCCTACGTTGATAGGTTTTGACTTCTCTTCCTGTGCTTGCAGGTGACTACGCCAATGCGACCGTAATGGGTTAGCATCACACTCGCTCAAGATAGACTCAACAGTTTCCAAGCACCGTTCTTGAGTATCAAACGTAAGTCCAACTATCGTGAAGTAACCTTCTTCGAAATAGACTAGTCCAGCATCTATCAACTCATAGGAGTGCTCTTTTGAAACAACACATGTTTCTATTATCTGCACCATTCGTTGTTTAGATATCTTGCCATTTGTTCGATTGGAACGTGACCAAGACTCAGAAGCAAGCAGTAGGTATCTTGCTTGCGGACTTAGTGTTTTTAGTCTGTCATCAGTGAACCAAGAATATTGCAATCTCAATTTCGCTTCCCGCCATCATAAGACTTCGCCATACCGGTTTCCACCAAGTACTCATTCAGCGTAGTCCCATCCTTCCCAATTACTTTTGCTAAGATACGCCCGTACTTATCAGGCTTATCGCTTATAGATTGGAATGTAACATAGGTGCTTGATATTGTCAACTGCTTTTTTATTGTTGTGTTTTCTTTGAGCCAATTTTCAGTGGCTTCTTTAGCAATTACCCCTTCAGGAGTTTTTATCTCAGGTGAGTCAAGCCCGTCTAGTCTGAGTTTTCTTTTTGCTAAAACAACACCAAAACCAAGGTCAATATCAACTTCCATTGTGTCGGCGTCAAGGATGCGTATCAATTTTGCTTGATACGTGTACAGGGTCACGTTGTCCATTCAAGTGCCTTTGCAGTGACTGGAAAATGCTTTATGAAGATGGCTTTGACTTGATGTGCAAGTTGTTCGTGTTCTCCTTGTGCATCTTTTCCACCACGTGCTTCTATGTAATGTATCCAAGAGCGGATGTTGCCGTTTGCGTAGATGTGTGTGGGTGAGCACATAGGCAAGACAGAGCGAGCGCATTCCTTTGCTATGTTCTGGCTAAGTAGCCATTCATAAACTTCCATCTGTTGCTTGAAGAGGTCTTCTATCTTCGCTTGTGCAACTGCCTTTGCTTCTTCGTCTTCCCACGTGTTGCTTGCCTGACGGTTTTTCTCGTCTTGAAGACGGAGGTCAGGAATCTCAATCTTTTCAGTGACTTGTGCGTAGCGTTGACTAAATTCTTGAATGCGTATTGAACTATGTCTTGCAAACTGTGCAGAGATATCTCGCCTTGTATGAATATCAAGGCACATATTACACATCTCAAAAATTGACCAATGCTTCTTTCGTATGCAGTAAGCAATAAGCTTGTCAGGAGGTGCGTTCTGGTTCTGCGGATTTGACACTCGTGCCATTTTTGCAATCTTGAACTCAGCATCTGGTGTTATCCAGACAAGGCTTACGGTTGAACTCATGTTGAAAGTAATTTCCTATAAACGTTTGTAACTACAGCCTCTTTTTGTTGTGGGCATAATTCAACCCACTCGACGCCATACATTACAAAAGCTTCTCTCCAGCACAAGATGAACTCTCGCTCTTCTGCTGTAATTTGAGTAGTGACTATATCGTAATCACTCTTCTTGTCTTCAATGCGTGTTGTCCAAAGTGCATTGAATTCTAGTTCTGTGAGAATCATTATTCCTCTGCTTCAAATGGCGAGATATTCAAGTCCAGATAATCACAAATACGCTTGGCTGCGTCATGCCACGAGTAGCAGACAGCCCAAGCGTATTCGGCTCCCTCATAAGAGAGTGTTTCTTTGAATTCTTTTTGATGTGGTGTTAGCCGATTCTTATCAGCCTTCATCTCTATCCACATGCCAAGGTAGACAAGTTCTCCGTCTACAAACTTTGGACACGCAATAAAGATATCCCAAACACCTGCCTTTTGACCTTCCCTCTTCATATTGACAGCAGTAGTTTTAGTGCGGTAACCGCCATTCGGTATAGCAAAGATACACCTTAACTTTGAATGGCGGTATTCATTTACCTTTATCCAGTTGAACAGATTAACCTGTTCCTGATGCTCAGGATTCTGTCGTTTGGATTTTACGGGGACGACCCCTAGGTCGCCCAGTAGGGATGTAAGCCGCTTTCTTCTCAGGTCGCTCATTGACAGCCTCTTGCCACATGTTACGTTCACTCATGAATCGCTGTAGCGACTCAGTTGTCACATAAGTGTATCTGTCTTTTCCCTCTGACTTTACAAACTCAAGGCGACCTTTTCCGTTTAGCACATAGATTCGTGCACGGCTAATTCCAAGGATTTCTTCAGCAAGAGGCATAGGGACGCCACCAAGAGCACGTCCCTGTTCAATGCGAGTGTCACCCTGCAACTTCATACGTGTCAAGGCAGTTTCGATAGCCTGTTCCACGAGTTCATCTGTAAAAATATTACTTGGCATTTACTGCTTCCTTTCGGTCAATCAACATCGCTTCTAATCCAATAATGGCTGTCTGCCATCCATTTGGACTTACGTCTTTTGAGCCGACAATCTTCTCGTACAACTCAGCACGTTCTTTTGTTGAGTGATTTGCCCCTAGGTACTCTCTAGCCAAGTCACCGAAAACCTTTGATGGTGTCGGAGCAGAAGAGTCTTGCACCTTCGGCTTAGGTTGATTGATAGGCGCATCAACGATACGTGGATTTGGCGAGTTGGAGTCAACTTCATCAAATTCCGGTGCGAATTGCGTCCCGTATCCCAAGATTCCTAAAGCTCTACCAATAGAACCAGTCTCTGCTTTTTCCATAAAGTCAGCAAAGCCACGAGCGTCTTCCATCTTGGTGCCTTCGGCAACAATTACACCATTCTCGTTGGAGATGATTGCTTTGAAAACAGCATATTTCTGCTCGATGTTCAAGTCAACAATCTGTGTACGGATGCTCCAATCTGGATGCTCCTGACGGAACCAAACTAAACGCCACTTGACTTCTAAGTAAGCCTTACCCTTCAGGTTCATTAGGTGGTCATTTGGATTAAACATATCTTCTCCCCCTCATTTGAGTTGACGTATGGTATCTGGTATACGCCCGTTTGTCAAGTGTACAAACATTTTGTTTTTTATCAAGAGAAGAACAACAAAATGGCTATGATTCCCAAAAACCTGTGGTATACGCACGTACCCGTACGCATGCGCCTACGGACGCGCACGGTAAGTTAACTTAGTAACATTACTACGTTAATTAGGTAATTGACTTAAGCATTACGTTAGTAGTAGATATACGTATTTTGTTGTTTGTATTAATATAAACAACTACTAGGTAATGATGTTACTTAGTTATGCTAAGTAGTAGCAGTACGCGCGACCTTCACTTGACATGCTGGCAAACAGGTTGTAACATAGCGACCTGAGGTAAGAAAATGAATGTTGTATGTTTAGTCGGTCGCTTGACTTCCGACCCTGAAGTAAAGGTTCTTGCATCTGGCACACAGGTTGCTTCGATGCGTATTGCGGTAGACCGTCCAGTTTCAAAAGAGTCAGAAGTAACTGCTGATTTCATCAACCTGACAAGTTTTGGGAAAACCGCTGAGTTCTGCGGAAAGTACCTGACAAAGGGTCAGAAGATTTCTGTCAACGGACGCCTTCAAATCCGTGACTACAATGACAAGGATGGCAACAAGCGCACAGCCGCAGAAGTCATCGCCAATGAAGTTCGTGGCGTAGAGCGTCCAAATGGTGGCGGAGGGGAAAACTCCCAACCTGCTCCTCAAAAGGCTCAGGATAGACCGTATGGTGGCTCACAGCGTAACGCTCGCCCGTTTGATGAACCAATCACTGACCCGTTTGCGGAGTAGTCACAAATGAATCCATTTCGTAAAATGTATATGGATGCGGCTAGGGCAAAGGGAGCATCACATAGTGATGTTCTCTTCGTGCTTCAGCGGTCTGGTTATGACTCTATGACCTACCACGCATTCATGATGAGACTGAATAGGGGCACGATTGATGAGCCGTTCATCAACACACTTGCCCTCATTGTTGACGTAGATGCTGCATCGCTTTATGAAAAAGCACTTGCACGTTTTGAGTATTACAAAAACCGCCATGCCTCTAACGATAATAATTAACAACCAATCAATCGGTCGAAATCGACCTGAGATAGCCGCCGTAAGAAGCGGTGAAGTTCAATCAAATAGTGTCGGTGAAGCATGGATTGTTCCTACTGAATATCTTGCAGAAGTCTGGAGACCAGAAGCCGATATATGGGAAGTTGCCATCCAAGGTGAAGGCACTTACGCTGGCTCACATAAGGTCAAGTATCTTAGGCTTGCTAGTGATGTAGAACTCAATCAGATGGGCATCTACACTTCTGGGTTTACTGGTTCTGACAACAACGGAACTAAGGTAGTCAAAGATACTGGATACGTAGTGACTGGAAGCACTTACGTAAACATAACTGCTGAGAACGCATCCATCACTTGCGACAAGCACAGTACAGGTGTAATCACCGCAGTGCGTTCAAAGATAACCGTATCTGAAGAATCTAACATGACGGTCAATGCAGACGACTGCGTAGTGACTGCATCCAGTGGCAAAATCATTGCAACCAAAAGCAAGGTTTACGCAACAGGAAACACTATTGTTGTAGCAAACAACTGCACGGTTGAAGCATCAGACAGTGTCTCTGTGACTTCCGTTGACTCAAGGGTCACTGTTGATGGAAATGCTTTCCTGACAACGACTGGATGTACGGTCATAGCAAAAGGTCAGTCAATCGTAAGGTGCCATAACAACAAGGTAAAAGTCACAGCCTACGACCATGTTGTTTGTATTGTTGATGATATTGAAGATTCACATGCAACTCCTTCTTTTTCAGACTCTACTGCCAAACAGAGGTTCATCCTAAACGACCACTCAGTTGTCATATCAAAGGTAGTCGGTGACTACGTTTGGACGGCAAATGGCAAATACTGCCCTATGGAAGCAAAAGCCTTTAAGGAAATATCAATACCAACACCAAAACGTGGTCGTCCAAGGCTATCTAGTGTAGGTGATGAGGGGGTTGCTGTTGACTAGTGATACACGCAGGAGCATGTATATCGTTGTCACAACGGACGGCTCAGCGCCCAATAAGGCATACTCCCGCTTAGAGAATGCCAACCGAATAAATTACAACAATGACGCCGTTGAAATCTATCGTCACAAGAAACGATATGACGACGATTATAGTTGTGTGCCTGATGAAACAAGTGTGTTGTGCGCCAAACGGGAAATATCACCAGATGATGCCAAGAAACGTGCAACACATATGAAGAATCACTTTGAGAAGTACATATACATAGCACACAATCCAGAAACTAGTGAGTACCGTCAGTTCACAAGGACTACAAACATGGAGATATTCCTTAGGTCTAACGCAGGATTTAATGGATATAAGATGCTCCGTGATGACTGGAACACACACGGTGTTCTATACAACGAGAGTCAAGTACCACAAACTTCACAATGAGCCAGAATATCTGGCTCATTTCTTCATGAACCACGCTGATATACTTCAGCCATTGACATGAATCTTCCAGACAAAAAATACGACATCGTACTGATGGACCCGCCTTGGTACTACGGCAACAAGACAGGTATGGCTGCTGCTGAAAAGTACTACAGGACGATGAAAGACGATGACCTAATGGCACTAGATGTGCCATCTATCCTTAAACCAACGTCAATCGTTTTTTGTTGGGCAACTGGACCACGACTTGACTTTGCAATGCAACTCATGGCTCACTGGAATCTGCACTATCGCTGCATGGCGTTTGTCTGGGTAAAGACAACAAAAGCTGGTGTGCCATATGGAGCCAGAGGGATACGACCAACAATCGTAAAACCAACAACTGAGTTCGTCCTAGCGTGTTCACCCATGCGTAAAGGAAGACCCATGCAACCTCAGGATTTGACCATACCGCAAGTTTTGATGGCTTCACCCACAGAACACTCAAAGAAGCCTGAAGACATCCACCAGAGGATAGACAAGCTATATCCAGATGCAACAAAGTTAGAGATGTTTGCTCGTCGCCCATACAAGAACTGGGATGTTTGGGGAAACGAAGTTGGATACATAACAGAAGAGGCTCCTGAGTAGGAGCCTCTTTTTACTTCGTGTATGGTTTATCCCATTCAGGGTCTAGGAAGTAGTGTCTTCGACCGACATAGAACAGTTGACCGGTTGGACCGCAACCCTCTGCTCTCCAAGTGCCGTCTGAATATCGTTCAATCGTAAGACTGATTCCTTTAGTGTCACGAACCATTGTCGCCACACCATTTTTCATCACAACCTTGTCTGACTGAATTACGAGTTTGGCATATCCATTTTTCAGATTGATGGGAAAAGTCTTTACAATCGTATAGGGAATCAAGTCGGTATAAAGAACTTCGGTTACGCCGGTAAACCTATCTGCCTTCAGTGGACCACACTCTTTTGCCAAGGCAATGTTCCGTGCAGAACCATAGTACGAGTCAACCCACTCAAAAATTGGCTTGACGTTATTTATCATCATTCACTAAAACCTTTTTCAATCACATCACACCATGTCTTGTCAGCAGCATCTGCCAATGCTTTTTGAGTTGGTTCATGTGCAGTGATTTTTACTAGAAACGGACCGCCACCCCATTCTGCGACATGAATGTTCTTTACAGCCAGTTCATTTGAGAAATCATTCGTACCGACATTGTCGTGGTACAAGATTAGGTGCATTTCATTGATACCTAATACCAACAACTGATACTGCATTTGATTGTAGACAGACTGTGAGATTGACTTACTGTTTTTGTAGTCAGATACATATCTGAATCCGCACTTGCACTCAAGGGCAAACACTTCTCCGGTATCGGATATATGTAAGCCGTCAAGTGATACACGGCGCCAAGGGTGCTCTATCGATTGTATGCATTCTGGCTCAAACTTACGTTCAAGCTTCTCTTCAGCAATAGCACGTGCATAAGGCTCAAGAATATGACCAAGTTGCATTGCTTGCGTTGATGGACTACTAGCCGTATCAACGGCTTGCAGTTTTTCACTAATGAACCGAGTCTTACTACCGGGCATCAGTAGACGCCCGGCTTCAGTGGCAGTTATCCCGCCTTTTCTCCAGTTCAACCACTCTTCTGTACCTTGTTCCATGGCTACTACCGTGAAATTCATTGTTAGATTAACTTTCGGATGGATTCAAAAAGAGTTGGCTTTTGATTAGGGAAACGCTTTGACAAAAGAGTGATTATGTCAATAAGCGAGTTTGTAGCCTTAGCAAGGTCTGTGTCTGCACGTTCGATTAGCGTTACGGTAACACGCATATCAGTGTCATCATCGATGCTTGACTGCTCAAGTAGGGTAGCCCTTTCACTGATGAGTTGATAGCGGATAACGTTAACCTCTGCTACGCAACCACGTAGCATCTGTACATCAGCCTTTGACAGGCGGCTTAGGTTCTTTGTCTGTGTTTGTTTCAATGCTTACTTCCCCTTGCAATACCTCAGGAGCCTTATCCTTCCACTCTTTGTCAACAGTGGCGATAAAAATGCTGAGTTCTGACCAGTCGGTGAATGACGCATCGACGATAAAGACCTCAGATGCCTTATCAGTGTTACGGTAACCATCACATGAAACATAGATGTCTGCATGAATCAACTTCGATTCTTGGACGTATCCAGAACGAATGCGGTCAAGCGTAAACACACATGAAGTCATATTTTGACTAACAGTAGCAACACGAAGTTCTTCTTGGAATTCATTGAATGTCATAGCGTCATTCTATTACTCTTCAACACACAGAGCAATACTCAATGTGTTGAAACTTTATACGGTAGATAAAGTACTTTGTCAATATAATAAGAAGAAAATAATATAATAAAAACAACTCTTGCAACACATAATTAGTAATGATATTGTTTGCAACGGCGCAAGCCAACAATGACACAAGGGGTAATAAAGTGGCTAAAATTAAAACCACAGAACAAGATTCGGTTGCCATCGTATTGACAGGCACCGCAGTAACATCGGCATTGAAGGCACGTGAAGCGTTAACAAAATCGCTTGGGTTTGAGCCAACGTGGCGTCAGACTGTTGCCCTTGCTCTTTCTCAGTTCAATAAAGCAAACGACGAATAGTTAAAGGGGTCGGTATGCAAGAACAGCCTACGTTCAGTCTTTGGCTAGTAGTGAAACGCTCTATCGCCTTATTGATAGGTTTAGTTTTACTGCCGGTCATCATCGTGCTTGCAATATTGTCAGTAAGTTTGTCAATCATAGGTATAGTGATTGCAGAAACTGGAAAACTTCTGCTTGTGCCGGTAAATGACATTACTTGTGCTATTTTTGCTCCGAATCAAAATACTATCTTCAGAGTCGATAGCGATAACGATATCAAAGAAGACGCAGAAGACGAGTAGTTCTATATATGAATGCCCCGCACTATGTGGTTTATTGGCTGCAAGTGCGGGGTGTTTTCGTCTCTCTCTGTCATAGAATAGTCTTTGGAGAAATCACATGACATTCAGCGAAATTACTAAGTACGTAACTGAGGGCAGAACTGTATATAGAACGTCAACACCAGAAGAACTTTACTTCATATTTTCTGGTCGCATAGCGAACGTTGTTCTGTTTACAGCAGAGACTGAGTATCTGCCTGAGCCGGGTCTTGGTTACTGTGCTTACACGCAAGACGCAGATGGGATGGAATACAAGATTCTCTCCGACTGGCAACTATCAGCGGAAATGCTTTTAGCCGAAGACTGGGAAATCGTGCCAGAGATGCTCCTTGAATGGGGTGGAGAAGACAAGTCAAAGCTTGAACAATGACAATACATGACATACTGATTCCACTTGAGTTGGGATTGTTTTGTAGGCGGAAATCAGAGCCAGAATACTACTACTTTGTATATGATGGCAAAAACTATAACCGTCAAGTCGGGCTTGCACCAGAAGATGGACGACCAGCACTAGGTAAGGGATATAAGATATCCGCATATCCAGTGTTGCTTGATGGCTACAACGGATACAGCCTTGAAGACTGGGAGCCATCGGAATATGACACCATCCAGATAGATTGGGAAGTTCCAGCCATAGACATGGTTCTTCCTGATGCACCGGTTGAAACTCAAGTAGAAGAGAAAAAACAACTAAAGCGTTTAGACGTATCGAAGCCAATACTCAAACGACCAGAACGTCAAGTTGAGCCTGATTCAGGTATCGACTTTGACACTTCTCTCATACACATCAAGCATGGCGGGATAATTGAAGCACCAATTTATGGTGATGGTGATGTGCTGGCTAAGCAGTACTACCTCTTCAATTTGCAGACACTGATGACACGAAACCGCCTCTACGATAAAAAGTACACGCCTTGGGTTGCATACACATGGGTTGATTCAGATTTCACGTGTATGAACTATAGGCTACTTGCAGCAAAGGACAGAAATGACACCTAAGAAACGTTACTACTATTTCATTAAAGCAACGGGCTACAATGACGAAAAAGCGTACACGATGACCACGAAAGCCAAGTACCAGATATGCGAACTGATAAAAAAGGGCATCTCTCCGGTAACTGTGTACAGAGCTGATGTCACTGACTTAGAGAATCTAGAGCAGGTTGCTGTTTGCGATGAGAAGTGGTGGGCTGATTACTTGCAAGGGAAACGTGGATGGTGATTACACTCCTAACAACTGGTCAAAAAGACGAGATGAAGACTGCATTTACAGAGGAAGTCGTTGCAGTGCTGCATACAAATACAGAGACTACTGCTGAGCTTTACTTCGGTGACTACTCTTGTGTGGTCACTAAATCATATGTCACAGACATTGAATCGGATGACCGGAACTGGGAAGAGGGAATCATCAAGTACAAACTTATCTATGACAATGGACATATGGAGTCAGATATGTCTGGTCGGTTCGTAGGTAAGTATCTGGCGCACATGGCAAATCCGGAAGTCTACGTACAAGAGAAGTTTGACTGGATTTACACTAGGCTCATAAACAAGATTCTGACGAGTGCTGACTGTTGCCAGCATTACGACGAACTAGATTATTAATAGTTGACAAACTTCATGTAAAGTGGTAAAACACTTACATGCAACAAAACAACAACAACAATACACCGCTCTGGTTCATAGGTGGATTACTACTTGGTGGTACCAACCTTGCATCATCGGTGTTTTTGCTTTTCGGACTTATCTGTGCCGTATTTGTATTCATGCTTGGCTCATTTCTGAGTGCACTAACATTTGCTATCGTTACGCACTGGAAATCGCTTCTACTGTATGTTGTCATTGGCCTTATCTTTGCGTTCCTTGGTCACATCTACATGCTTGAGGAAAAGAAGAAACATGAAAATAAAGGCTAATTACCTTGCACTTGAGTGCGACCAATATACGGCTTGCCATATGTTAGTTATGCTTTATCAGGGAAGCGTTGAGTCTGAGTATATTAGGCTGACTATCACTGACATACTATCCAACGATGTTGGGTTGGCTCCACTTGAACTCTACCCAGTCATCGATGATGAAAAAGAACTGTACACAGTACGAATGAGACTGCGTGGAGTGGAAGAAATCAAGAACTATCCATACACACAGATGAATAAGATGTTGAACAACAGACTTATCCCGTTCTGGATGACTGAGATTGACAAGTGCGTAGAGTCGATGAAGGGGCTAAACTGATGACTCTGGAAGAGGCGTTGTTTTGGTTGCGGGATGGAAAACTAGTTGTATCCAAAAAGATGATGATGCGGTTCCGTATGGAAAAGCGACCGGTATTACTTGGCGGAAGGCAGAAGCAGTACTGGTTTATTGATTTCCAGCATTGTGGAACGAAATTTCCAGAGGAGTGGATACGATGGCACAGTGCCAACGATGACTTCTTTGATTTGATAAACGATGATACTTGGGAGTTGGAATGACTATTGCAGAACTAATGCCACAACTAGAAGAAGGGCTTGTCATAAAGACAGCCACACATAGACTCAGGAAGGGACGTGTTTCCTATGAGTGGACTAACATTGGCTTGCCAGATATCTGGTGGCCATTCTTGTGTCCATTGTCAATGGTAGACATAACAACTGACTGGGAAGTAGAGGAAACAATATGACGTTCACTGAATCTTTGGCTCACTTACTGAAAGGTGAAGTCATGAGGCGTTACGAAGATAACGTAGAGTATAGATTTTGGTTCAACAAAGAAACACGTACGGGTATGTGTGAGTACCATGCAGACAAATTTGCGAGCATGTGGTACATCAGCATTGAAGATATCCTTGATGAGAGCTGGGACTTTGCTATCCCAGAAGACAAAGAGCGCATCCTAAACAAGTACTCTGATGCATCAAAATATATCCTTGGTTCACGTATTACTAAACGATAGTTATTTAGGCTCTATAAGTAAAAGGTCATACTAGGGGACTCATAATCCCTCTTTGATAGTTCAAGTCTATCTGGAGCCACTAACATAAAGCACCTCACTGGTGCTTTTTTCTTTTTACTATTGACAAACATTTAATCTTGATGTAAAGTGAACATATGAAATTCACTGATGTAGTTAATGCATTGATAGCCGGAAAGCGGGTCAGGCGAGCAGCTTGGCATCGAGTAGGCAGTTATATAACGTGTGATTTCGAGCAGATGACTATGTACGTCGGTGGAGTTGTCAGTGCATTTAGCCCAAACAAAGTTTCATTAATTGCTGATGATTGGGAGGTGCTAGATGACTAGTCAAGAGCTGGTTGATGCTTTACTTGACGGTAAAACTTTGAC